GTACATGCACTCAGGGCGCAGAAGAATTGAGCCCCCCTCCCCGCCGCCGCTCGCGCGCGGTCTTGCGACTATGGTGCGCTTTACAGAGCGCCTGGAGATTGCCCCGATCCCAGAACTTTGCGGGGTCGCCCCGATGGGGCGTGATGTGGTCTACCTCCGCACTGGACACGAGTTGACCTAGCGCCCAGCACTCCCGACAGCACGGCGCCTCGGCGAGGACCTCGGCCCGGAGCCTCGCCCACCGGACCGTGAAGTACCACACCCGGCCGGGCTCCTCCTCGAGGCGTCGCTGCGCGTGCGCCTGGGCGCAGGGGAGGCAGCGCCCCCGATAGTGCGCTTTCCGGGGACAGCCCGGGGTGAGGCATGGCGGTTTCGGCGAAAACGGCAACTTCAGAACTCCAGCGCGAGCTCGCGCGCGTAGCGGGATGGCACATCCAGGGGCTCCAGCCGCACGAGGATCCCGGCCTCATCGCCGAAGAACTTGCGGACGTGCAGCTCGGCGACGAGGGCGTCGTCGTCCATAAACCGGAGGCGCGCGAGGCGGTCCTCGATGGTTTTCGCCAGGTTGGAACAATCGGGCTTCGTGGTCCGCGGGTATTTGCCGAGCTCGCGGACGCGCTTCGTGTCGCCGGCGCGCCACGGCCAGGTGAACTCGAGCGTCAGCACGAGCCCGCCCCCGAACCCGCCGGGAATCGGGGCGGCGGGGCGGAACGGGACGAGGAGGGCGTCGAGGGAATGCTTCGCGCGCTCGAGCTCGGGCGTGTCGGCTAGGCGCATGAACCCGCCGACGCGGAGGCCGGTCGCGGGGTCCTTGCGGGCCCCGTAGCGGATGACGTGCTTCGCGTGGTGCGTCGTCGTGGGCGGGACGCAGGGCAGGAAGAACTCGAGGGTCACGACTGCGCCTCCGCGGCCGTGTGGCGTTTCGCCTCGAGCATCGCGCACGCCATCGGCGTTTGACAGGCGGGTTTGTGGCCGAGGGTGCGGCAGATGTCGCGCCAGGGCCCAGGCGCCGGGCCGAGGGCTCGGCTTTGCGCCTTCCGCTCGGCGCGCGTTAGTCGGCCCCCCTCGTGAGGGGGGCTAGGGGGGGTGTCTTGATCTGTAGGACGGGACGGGACGGGATCCGCGCGACTGCTACTCCCGAGAGAATCCGCTATGGTTCCATTCGGAACTCCGCGCGGAATACTAACGGACTCCGCCGCCCTGTCCGCTGTGAATCCCTCGCGGCTCCGCTTGCGTTCCCGGTCGCGGGCCCGGCGGATTTTGACCTCGTCCGCGGATGGGTTCCACTCGAGAAAATGATGGACCTGGTACCCGCCGGTCACGGCAGACCAGAGGCCCTCGGTGACGAGCGCGTCGATCGTCTCTTTGCACAGCCGGGCCCGCTCGACCGCGCGCGCGGGGATGAACCCGTCGGTGAGCTTCCGGTTGCCGTAGACGATCGCCCAGACGTGCGCGCCGATGACCCGGGCGAGGGGGTCTGTTTTTCCGAGCCGCTCGGCCGCCGCCTCGATTTTGTCGTGGTCGATGATACCGTCGTCGATCTTGCTCCACATCGTCAGGGGATCCGTTGGGGAGTGGGTTAGTCGGTTTACGGGAGAACCCGGTACTCGTAGAGCCCGAGACTGACACGCCGGCGCTCGACGGTGAACCCGCCGAACTTGAGTTTCCGCAGCTCGCGCAGGCGGGCTGAGACGCCGGCCTCGGAGCCGGCGACGGCGTCCGCGATCTCGGCGAGCGTCCGCCAGCGATGGTCGGCCATGAGCGCGCGCACGCGGACGAGCTGAGCGGAGAGGCGCTCGCCGTCGGTCGATATTGAGTGCGTCGACATCAACCCTGCAAACAACGGCAGCGCGGCCGCGCTCACGCTCGCACCCGGACCTGGTCGGCGCGGAACACGCGCACGCCGGGAATCTTGGCCGCCAGCTTCAGCGACTCGACGCGCGCGCGGATCTTCTTCGGGTCCGGCGAGCACAGGTCGCGCGGGACGAGCCCCTCGGCGACGATCTCGAAGCTGTAGGACTCGACCGTCGAGACGCCGGCGACCTTCGGCGTTGCGGGCGGGAGGACGATGACCGGCGCCGGCGCGGCGATCGCCTCCTCGAGGACGGCGGCGGCGAGCTCGGGCTGTCCGGCCTTCTCGAGGGCCGCCGCCTCCGCGGCCGCACGGGCGTCCGCCTCGCGTTTCGCGGCGGCCTCGGCCTCACGCTCGCGGCGCCGCTGAGCGGCGTCCCGGCGCTCGACGTAGGCCCCGAGGGACCGCTTCAGGCGGTCGACCTCGCCTTGGATGGCGTCGAGGGCGTGCTTCCGCTTCGTCGTCAGCGACTTGTGCAATTCGTGCGCGCGTCGCACATCGTCACGGAACCAGTCCTCGATCTGCTTGGTGAGGTCGGCGTAGCCGCGCAGATACTCGCCGGCCTGGGCGAGGCTGGCGTCGTCGGTGACGACGAGGGCCTTCGAGCGGGAGACGTTCACGCCGATCGTGTCGGTCAGGGCGCGGTCGTCCTGCGACCGGAAGGGAACGAGGGCTTTGGCGAGCTCGGCGACAGCTTCCATGTCAGGCTCCTTGTTCTGAGAGGAATGAAGCAAGCGCGCGACCGTCACTCGTGAGCGCCCAGCCGCGCGCCGCGTGCTTCACGAGCCCGCGCGCCATCAGCACGCCTAACGCCTGGCGCCAGCGCGTCGAGGTTTCGGCGAGACGACCGGGCCCGCACGGACGCGCGGCGAGCGCCTCCACCACGGCGATCGCCGCATCGGACAGATAGCCGGGCGTCACGCGTGTCCTTTCCCGCGGCGGCGCCGTTGCTCGTGGCACACCGTCAGCGCCGCGCGAAAAATCCCGAAGTCCCGGATTTGCTCCACCGGCCCGCCGTAGACCGTCGCCTTGTAGCTCCCGTCCTTCCGCAGCGACACGCCGACGCGGCGGATCGGCTCGGCCGGGTCGTAGTCGAGGACCTCGGCCGGCATGGCGAGCCGGAGCGCCTCGACGTAGGCGGCGAGCTGTAGGTCAGCACAGAGCGACGTCGGATTGAGACTCGACTTCCAATCGACGACGGCGAGCTCCCCGTTCCACCAGGCGACGAGGTCCGTCGTGCCGGCGTAGCGGAGGGGTGGATGGCACACCCGGTGCTCGAAGAGGACGGGAATGAGCGCCGCGTCCTTGAGGAACGCCTCGGCGGCGTCGAGATAGCCGCGGTCCTCGTCATCGACGCTCATAATCTCGAGCGAGCCCTCGATCAGGTAGTGAATCGCCGCGTGGACCCGGCGCCCGCGTTCGAGCGCGCGCTCGCGCGTCTCGCGGGGGAGATGGTAGAGGTCGATGAGGCGGACGGCCTCGAGGACTTGGGTGACGCTCGGCACGACCTCGCCGTCGAGGGTGTAGACGTGGGCGTCGGCGTCGAACGTCAGGCGCGCGCTCATCACGCATGCTCCGCGCGACAACGGGACCGCGCCTCATCGAGCGCCGCCTCGAGGACCACTAAAGCAGCGCGAACGCCGGCGACGCTGCGATCGAACTCCCCCGTAGACATACGCCAGCCTTGCAGAGCGACGCGGTCCATCGACGATTGAAGGCGTTCCCAGCGGACACGGAGATCGCCGCGGGCGCGGAACGCGCGAGCGGCGGCGCGTTCCTGCTCTCGCGTCACGCCTCGACCTCCGCGGACTTCGCCAGGAGGGCGCGGGCGTTGCCTTCCTCGAGCGCGACGAGGCGCTTCGACAGGCGCTCGTGACTGCGCCAGACCATGTCAGCCGCGACCTTGAGCTCGGGGTCCTCGGGATGGCGCGCGGCGACGACCTCGAGCAGGTTGGCGACGGCCCGCCCGAGCTCGACGCTCTGCCACAGGTCGGCCCGGGAGGGTTGGCGCTTACGAGGCACAGGCGACCTCCCCGGCCATCGCCCGCACGTAGGCGCGGAAGGCGCGCGCCGTGTTCGGGGCGCGCGTCCAGTCGAACGCGGAGAGCACGACGAGATGGCGGAGCCCGTCGAAGTCGTGCAGGTCGAGCAGGCGGCCGCGGGCGAGGCTCCAGGCTTCCTCGAGGTCGCGCGCGCGGAAGCCGCGGGCCGTGAGCCCGTCGTTCACGGTCGCGTAGAACGTGCGGTCCGGCGTCATGCTGTGGCTCCGTCCGCCGATTGGATGGCGATCATCCGGTCAAGCAGATCGGCGGCACTCGCCTGCAACGCGAGCGTAGTAGGTGCGAGCGCGTCCCTGGCGGCGGCCCAGGCGGCGGCCCAGGCGGCGTCCCTGGCGGCGTCCCTGGCGGCGTCCCAGGCGGCGTCCCTGGCGGCGGCCCAGGCGGCGGCCCAGGCGGCGGCCCTGGCGGCGTCCCAGGCGGCGTCCCTGGCGGCGGCCCAGGCGGCGGCTTCGCTCTGCGCTGCCGCGTCCGCAGCCGAGCGCAGCGAGGGCGTCGCGGCCTTGAGTGTGGCGAGGTCGTGGATCGCGTTGAGCGCGCGCACCGCCGCGGCGTGCGGCTTGAGAGCCTCGACGTGATCGAGCCACGTCGGCGTGAACGTCCGAATGACCCAGTCCATCGCAAGGAACGCGCGCCGCTCTTCGACATCGGCGTTCGCGCGCGTGCCGATGAGCCGCGGGAGGAATGGCTTCAAGAGTCGATCGCGATCCGCGTCGGTCGGTAGGCCGTCGTTCCAGGCGACGACGAACGCGGTGAGCACCGGACACGCGCACTCCGGCGCATCGCTGTGCGGCTCCCCGGCGAGATAGGACACCATTTCCATCGCGCAGACGCCGGCCTCGAATGAGTCGTGACTCCCGTATGTCAACGGAACGCGGGCCAATGCTTCGAGGCGGTCTTCAACCAGTGGGCTCACGGCTGCGCCTCCTCTCCCCCGTCGAGCGTGGCCTGTGTGGGCTCGCCGGCGCCCTCGTCGAGCGTCAGCGTCTTCAGCACGCGCGCGACGTCGTTGTTCTTGCGGCGCCCGACGGTGTAGGCGACCGCGAACAGGTGATCGCTGCCGGCGCACGTCTCCGCCTCGCGGCCGATGGCGTCTTCGCTCGTGATGAACGGGCCGGCGTCGCCGTCGGCGCTGGTGCGGATGCACCAGTGCCCCGGCTGCTTCTTCGACGTGTCGGCGCCGATGTAGGTGACGTCCAAAATCTGCACGCCGCGCGCGTGGTGGAGCTGCGCGCCGCCGTTCGTCGGACTCGCCGGCGCGGCCGACGTCGCGGCCGGCGAGTCTTGGGTGGGCGTCTCGGACGTGGCGGGCGTGGTGGCAGCAGGGTCGGCGGCGGGAACCGTGGACCCGTGACCGACGCGCCGCGGCTCGCTGGGCGTCGGGCGGTCGTTGTGGACGTCGCCCTGCTCCTCGGCGATCGCAAGGCCCTTCAGGCGGTCGGCGTAGGCGTCGCGGGCCGCGAACCCCCGGGCCCGCATGAGGAGCATGCGCTGCGGAAACTGCGCCCAGACGTTCTTACCCCAGAGCCCGGCGCGCTTCGCGTCGGCCTCGGTGAACGTCACCTTCACGGGCGTCAGCCCGCGGCGGCGGATCTCGCAGGTCGCTTCGGTCGGCGTCGAGGTTTCGATCATGTCCTCGAAGTCCGGCGCGCTGCGGACCAGGGCGGGAATCGCGTCGCCCCAGAGCGCCGGGCGCCCGTTGACGACCGCGATGTTTTGGAGGGCCTGCAGGGGCGGGAGCCCGAGCTCGTAGCCCATCTGCATCGCGACGATCGCGTTCCCGATCTTGTCCTTCCCTCTGAAGTCCTTCGGGACCATGTCGGAGGCGCAGAGGATCTCCGCGAATTCGCGAGCCTCGCGGAGCGTCCTAAGGTGCACGAATCCCGGCGACGGGGCGAGCGCCGTCGAGGGGGCCTCACGGGGGGCGAGCGCCGTCGAAGCCTCACCGGTTGTCTGTGACATCAGTCCTCCTGTCGTGGGTCGCGGCCGTCAGGCCGAGGCGGACGAGCTCGCGGACCGCGCGCGAGAGCGACCATCCCCGGGCATTGGCGAAGGCGAGGACGACCGCGGCGAGCTCGGGGTCGTAGCCCCCGTTGAGTTGCGTGAACCGGTTCTCGACGCCCATCGTCCCGCCCTCCGTTCTGCGTGTGCGTTAGTGCGCCTCGGCGCGTCCATTCCCGGCGCGGCGTCGCGGCTGCCGCGCGGGCTCGAGGTCGCCCGTCGGCGGCCGCCGGAACTCCGAGACCGGCTCCTGGTCGTCGTCGGTCGTTGCGTCCTCGGCCTCGAGGTTCAATTTGATTTGCTGCTCGACGAGGGAGACGAGGAGCTGCTGATTCAGCGCGTGCGCGAGGAAGAGGAGGTCCTTCGCGCTCGGATAGGCGAAGTTGAGCCGCAACGTCGCCGCGTACGTCGGCGTTTCCTTGTCGCGCCGGATCGCGACCCGCTTCCCGAGCCGGACATCGGCGATCGTCGCGGACGGGGTCGTATCGTCCGCCTGCCGGAGCTGCAGCGTCACCAGGGGCGACGCGATGTTGACCTCGACCCGCTCGAACTCGGCGGCGGGCTCGCCCCCGTGCAGGTCGAAGAGTTTCGAGACGCTGCCGGGCGTGATCTTCCCGGCGAGCTCGCGCGTGAACGGCTCGATCCGGAAGACCGGAATCACGATCCGTCGCGCGGTCTGGTCGTCGCCGTCCTGTACGCGCTCCGTGCCGAAGCGCAGGTCGGCGAGATACATCGGGACTCGTTCGAGCTGCATGTCACCTCGCTTGTTTGGTTGCGGGTTAGAACCCGCGCGTCAGGCGTGCGCGCGCGGTCCGCTGCATGAGTCGCAGCCACGCCCGCCGGCGCTCGTCCGCCTGGTCTACGCCGATCGTTTCGTCGCGAGCCAGCGCAGGGGCATCGATAGCAAACGGACGAACCGGCTCCCGACCGTGGGCCGCTCGAGGAACGGGCCGGGGGGCCGCGTCTGAATGCGGAAGTACTCGCGGGTCCCGTCCGCCGCCGGCGCCCAGCCCCAGCGCGTCAGGGGCTCGCGGCGTTTCGCCCGCGTCCTCATCGATCGGAACCCCGATCAGCGCACACCAAACGAACGCCGCCAGGCGCAGGCACGCCCAGCCGACGATCCCGATCCCCGCCCCTATCACCAGGCCCTCGACGATCGTTAAGAGATTCACGGCGGTACTCCTCGAGGAGGCGTTCGCGGCAGGCTGCGCACACGCCGTGACTCACGAGCGCGGCGCGGTCGTCGCCGCGCGTGATGACGCCCCCGCACCACGCGCAGACGGTCGTCACGAGTCCCTCTTCGCGCGCAGGTCCACGGCCTGACGCGCGAGAACGCTTTCTTTCCCGGCCTGGAAGGCGATCGCGACGAGCTCCCGGCAGTGCGCCTGCTCGACGCGCTTCGTCTCCGCCTGCCCGCGCTCGCGCCCGACCGCGGCGAAGGACTCGCAGAGCTCGCCGATGACGTCCCCGGCCAGCGCGAACGCGAGCCAGAGCCTTACGACCCGAGACCACCGGGCGAGCGTTTCCCTCATCGCTCTCATCGCTCGACGTCCACCTTCAGCCCGCAGCCGCCGACCCACGTCGCGAGCCGCAGCAGCCGCAGCGCCAACCACCAGCGCGCGCGGAACACGCGGAGGCCGGTCACGGACACATGAAGGGTGATGTCCCGGCAGATGCGCGAGGCCTGGACGCGGACGGGATGCGGGATGGTCGCCATGAGCGGTCGGGCCCCCTTTCACTGCAGGCGCCGCCGCGCCGGAGGCGGCAGCAGATCGGAGATGTCGCCGCCGCGCTGGCGTCCGGCGACGCGCGCGACGACCATACGGGGTGAGGGGATGGCCGCGGTCGGCGCCTGCTCGCGCGCCGCGAGCCACTCGGCCGCCGCCGCCTCCCCGATGTAAATCCCGCCGCGCGGCGTGAGCCGCACGACGCGGAGCTCGTGTCGGGCGATCGCCGCGTAGATGTGCGCGACCTTGATCCCGGTCCGCTCGGCGACCTCGCGCGGGGTGTAGAACCGGCCGAGGCCCATCGTTAGCCGACCCTCCGCTCGACGTTCACGCGGATGACGAATTGCGCGACGTCCTCGGCGCGGACGACGCAGAGCCCCGCGGCGCGCGCGAGGACCGGAATGAAGCATTGCCAGAACGCGAGCGGGAGCTGCCGCATACGGCCGAGCGGGAGGTTGCCCGAGGCCCGCATGCGCTTCCATTGCGATTGGTCGAGCGGCTTCCCGTCCTCGTCGGCCATGCACGCGCAGGCCTGCCCGTGGTCGAGGCGCGCGGCGACGAGCGAGTCGAGGATCAGGCCCTCGAGGTCTAACGATTGGACCCCGTTGGACGCCGCAATTTCGGCGGGTTGGACTTCCATGGACCCCGGGAGCTCGGCGACGCTGACGACATGACGCTTCTCGCCGCGCTCCTCCCCGTTGGTGAACGGGGTCAAGCGCTGCTGCTGCGCGCGGGTCATGCTGGGACCCCCGTCGTCGTCTCCGTCCACGCCGTCACCGGGATCCCCGACATCGACGAGATGCGGACGGCGAGATGGAGCGACGGGATCCGGCGCCCGGTGAGGATGTTGACGAGATGCGCCGGCGAGATACCGAGACGCCCGGCAACTTCGCGCTGCTTCAGGCCGGCCCGCCGGATCCAGGCGCGTAGTTGCGCGCTGGCGGGTAACATTTCCATAAGGCGCATACTACGCCCCTAAGGCGCGGTCGTCAACCTGAAATCCGCGCCCTATGGAAAATAGTCTGTTAGTGGCTGACTGCGTAGGAGTTTGCGCTTGTGAGGCGCGGGGCGACGGTTGTAGTTTTCTCGATGTGAACGTGAGCGAGGCGCTTCGCGGCGGGATCCGGCGCCTGCTGACTGAGCGCCAGGTGACGCAGGTCACGCTCGCCGCGGAGACCGGGATTCACCCGTCACACCTGAGCAACGTCCTGCACGGGCGCCGCGGGCTGTCGCTCGAGCACGCCGAGCTGATTCGAGGGTTCTTTAGGGTTGAGCCGTGGGAGATGTTCCAGGCGGAGGGGGCGACGCTCAAGTCCGCTGTGTCCGTTGCCGATACCCAGAATGGGCCAACCCTTCCGGAGGATGCACGGGACTTGCTGAGGAATTTGCCGGGGTATCTCACACTCATCGCCGCCGTTCACCTGGTGTGCAAGCACTTGAAGACCGAGGAAGCCGTCCGGCTGTTTGCGGACGAGATGGTGCTGCACGCGCTGGCACCGCGCCCATCACGAAAAACGCAGGACCGTTGACCCCGGTCCAAACCGAAGGCGGATGTCCGGGTCGGCCCACAGAGGGCCGGGCGTCCGAGTGCAAGGTCGTCAGTTTTCGAGGACCGTCGGGCGCCTGCGTCCGCTGCGGCTCGTCGGAGCCGTGCAATGGAACGCGCATGTCTGCGCGGCGGCCCGGCTGGCAGGCACGCGGAGGGCGGGCGAGATGGCAGAGCGACCCAGGACCAAGCGTCGAGGCTGGCAAGGATGGGGACATCTCGGAGGAGGCGGTCTCGTGAACCCGCGCGCGCCGGCCGTGCCCGCCACGCTGGACATTAACCTCGAGGAGTACTACACCGCAGCCGTCGCAATCGGACTGCTATCCTCGCAAGCGCAGGAGCCCGATCAGGATTGGGCAACGCGCTGGAGTTTCGGCATGGGCGCGCGCATGGCCGCGGAGGCGAAGCGCCGGAGAAGGAAGACCCGATGACCCTCGTCCTCGCCATCGCCCTGGCCGCCGGCAGCCTGCAGGAGCCGACCCTCGTCCCGCTCGCGTCGTGCGTCTCCGACCCGGCCGGCGTCCGGCGCGTCTTTGTCACCGCCGCGAAGGTTGACGCCTCCTGGGTGACCCCAGTCAAGGCCGTGAAATGGTCGAAACGCTGGTACGGCGGGACGGCCGGCGCGTTCGAGCAGCTCGCGCTCGAGGCCGCGAAGTACCGGGCGGAGGCCGTCGTCGAGGCGAAGGCCGGCCACGGGATGAACGGCTTCTCGTGGGCCGCGCCGAAGGCGTCCGGCCGGGCCGTGACCTGGACGGCGGCGGGCCGCGCCGCGGCGCAGACGCTCGCCGGGCAGTGCGTCTCGGTCCCGGCGACATGAGCGTCACGAAACGCGGCCGGTTCTACCATTACGAATTCGAGCTCCTCGGCCATCGGTACCGTGGGACGACGAAGCAGCGCACGCGAAAGCAGGCGCTCAAGGCCGAGCAGAAGGCGCGGGAGCGGGTCGAGGCGGCCGCCGCCGGGATTACGCCGCCGACCGTCGAGGCCTCGCCTCGCATCCAGGACTGGGCCGAGGTCTACCTCGCCGACGCGCGGCAGCGCCTCCGCCGGCCGGACGAGGTCGAGCACCAGCTCCGCGTCGTCCTCCGGTTCTTCGGCGCCCGCCCCGCGGCGCGTAAGGCCTGGCCGCGCCCAGGCGAGTCCGCGCCCTTCCACGACCTGACCCTCGCGGACCCGATTCGCGATCCGAGCTGGGTCTCGCGCTTCGAGGATTGGATGCGCGCGCGCGGCGTGAGCGGCGACACGCGGAACCACTACCGCTCGCAGATGTCCGGCCTGTACCGGCTCGCCCTGCATCACAAGTACCGAGCCCGGACCGGGGTCACGATGAACCCGTTCCGCGACGTCGGCCGCGACACGCCCGGTCGGCGGACGGTCGTCGTCGGGCTCGCCCAGATGCGGCCGATCCTCGAGGCCTGCTCCTATCATGTCCGCCTCGCGCTCGCGATCGCCGCGCTCGCGCCGAAGCTGCGCCGCGGGAATATCCTCGGCCTCGAGTGGGCGCGTGACGTGGATCCCGGTTTACGTTATCTGACGGTCGCCGACCATAAGACGGTCGGGGAGACCCGTCGCCCGCTCGTCGTCCCCGTCTCCGCGCAGCTCCGCCGCATTCTCGAGGACGCCCGGCGCCGAGCGCCGCGGGCGTCGCACGTCGTCACCTACCGGGGCCGGGCCGTGAAGGATATCCGCGGCGGGCTCGCGGCTGCCTGCCGGCAGGCCGGGCTCGTCTACGGGCGAAAGGACCCGCGCGGCGTGACCTTTCATACGCTCCGCCACTCGGCGGCGACGCTCCTCGCCGAGCTCGAGGTCGCGCCGGAGAAACGTCAGGCGACCCTCGGACACACGTCGCTCGAGACGACGGCCTTGTATACCCATCTCCGCCCGGAGGCGGAGCGCCCGGTCGTCGAGACGCTGTCGGAGGCCTGGCCGATCGCGGACCTGGTCACGGCCCCGCGGATGCGTGCGAGCCGGAAGGCGGCCGACCCTGACCGGCCGAGCAGTCCCCACAGAAGTCCCCACACTCGCCGCGGAGACCGTCCCGTCGATTCGCTGTAAGTTGATGGTGCGAAAGGGGGGACTCGAACCCCCACGCTCTTGCGAGCGCCAGCCCCTCAAGCTGACCGACGAGAGGCCCTTCGCGCTGTCCGGTCAAGGACTTACGGGCCGGTCCGTCGCTCGCGCGGTCTCTCGAAGTCTCTCGGGATTGATTGACGTTTCTCGAGGCGTCGGCCGCGGGGTCCCCACAGAAGTCCCCGCAAACCTCGGAGGCCCGGAGCCGCGCCCTCGCCGTCCGGGGGCGGGCGGCGTTCCCAGCGGGCGCGCTCCGGGCGCTCGGAGCGCGTTACAGCGGCGCCGGCGTCGGCCAGACCTCGAACGAGCCGGCCCACCAGGGCGTCTTGTTGCCGTTCGATTCGATGAGCCGAATTTCGTGGTAATACCGCGTGACCGTGCCGTCGGTCCCGAACGTCGCCGAGTCCGGGATCGTGAGCGTCGCGACGCCCTGCGCGGGATTCGTGAGCGTCGCGTTGACGGTGTAGACGACGGCCGCGGCGGCGCTCGGCGTCGCCTTGACCGTGAGCGTCACCGTCGCCCCCGTGATGTCCACGACGGTCCCATCGGCGAGCGCGAAGTCTAGGCGAATCACGCGCGTGACGGCGCGGACGACCTTAATCCGCAACGGGAGCGGCAGCAGGGAGAGATCACTCATCGGATATGTCCTCCGCGCGCCCGCCGAGCGGGCGGCCGGCGCTCGCCGACCCGCCGATCTGACGCTGCGCGATCGCCGACCCGGCGATCTGCCCCTCGCCGCCGAACCGGGTCAGGATCGCGTGCACGTAGGTCGCCGGGTTCAGGATGGTGAGCAGCGCGCCGGCCGCGCTGACGACGCCCGCGAGAAGGCGGCTCACGGCCTTTCTGAGCGCCCCCGCCGATGGGAGGGTCCCCGAGAGGGAGAGGCTCACGGCGCGCGTCAGGGCGCCCGCCGGCGCCGCGCTGCCGGCCGTCTGCTTCTCCGTCAGGCGGACGAGCGCGCCCGCGGAGGCGATCGCGCCCGTGAACATCCGGAGGAGGACCTTCATTGACGAGAAGGCGCCGGCGCTCGCGAGCGTCCCCGTGAGCCGCGTCGAGACGGCCTTCGAGACTGACCCGGCCCCGCTGAGCGTCCCCGTGAGCGTCTGCGACGTCGCGCGCGCCAGGGCGCCGGCGGACGTCAGCGCGCCGCTCGTGGTCTTCTGCGTGTCGCGCACGAGGGCGCCCGCGGAGGCGAGGGCGCCGGTGAACGTGCGGAGGAGGACCTTCGTCAGGTCGAGGAGCCCGCTCGAGCTGAGCGTCCCGCTGAGCGCCTGGCTGACGGCCTTCACGAGCGCGCCGGCCGGGGTCGTCGCGCCGGTCAGCCCCTTGTCGGTCGCCTTCACGAGCGCGCCCGCGGGCGTCGTCGCCCCCGCGTACGCCGTGCTGACGGCCTTCACGAGCGCCCCCGCCGAGGTCAGCGTCCCCTCGAACGTCCGCAGGATGACGCGGACGACCGCCAGCGAGCCCGCGGAGGCGATCGCCCCGGCGACGAGGAGCTGCGCCTCTTTGCGGAGCGCGCCGGCCGAGCTCAGGACGCCCGCGTACGCCGCGCTGACGGCCTTCGCGAGGACGCCCGCGGGCGTCGAGGCGCCGGCCAGGGCCTTGCTCGTGTCGCGCACCAGGGCGCCCGCGCTCGCGAGCGTCCCGACCGGCTCGATCGTGAAGAGCGTCCCGCTCGGCGCCGCGGTGAGCGTCGCGAGCGCCGGCGCGCGCCGGGCGTAACGGTGAGGACGCCGAAAGACGGACATCGTCAGCCGATCAGCTCGAGGACGATCTGCCCGCCGATCGAAGTGGAGTCACCCGGCGCGGCGACGAGCTCGAGGGTCGCGCGCGTCGAGGGCGGGATGATGAGCCGCGTCTCCGGCGTGAAGATCTTCTCGAACGGGACGCGAACGTTCCAATCCCAAATCCCATGCGTGACGATCGTCCCGGCCGAGGCTTTCGTCGTGTTGAAGGTCTCGACCGTCATCCCATGGGCCGAGTCGCCGATGAGCCGCGGGATCGGGGTGACGCTCGTATTCCCGCCCGAGCCGCTGGTCGTCTGCCCGGACTTGAAGGCGAGCTGAAGCATCTCCTCCTCGGCGTCCTTCACGTCGGTATGTTGCGAGAGCTCGATCGCGTGAATGACGCAGATGTGCGTCGCGGCCGTCAGGATCTCGGCCAGGTCCACGGCCGCGGTCACGGCCGTCTTCGCGAGCGGCAGCGCATAGATTCGTCCCATCGTCGGCGTCCTTTCAGGCGGCCCGCCGGCCGAGCAGGCCGGTCGGGAGAAAGAGCCCGGTCTCACGGTCGCGGCCGAACCGCTGCCGGCGGGCGAGGAGAGCACTATGCATGCGCGATCGAAACGGGGGGATGGCGGCGGAGACCGCGGGCGGGACCGCGATCGTCTGCGCGATCCATTCTTCGCTCGCGCCGAGGTTGAACGTCCCCGGGTCCTTCGTCTGGGTCTCCTCGGCGAGCTGCGCGACTTGCAGCATGCACGACGAGGTTGATTGCGCGGATTCGATCTGACAGACGCCGGTAAATCCGGACGGCTCGAGCGGGAACGAGACCGCCTCGTCGTCGTCGTCGGAGCCGTTGCTCGCGATCCAGAGATGCTTGCGCGAGGCGCCGGCGTCGAGGCTCGGCGGGTTCGGCGTCGCGCTCGTCCCGGTCGCCGCGGTCCCGACCTTGACATCGCTCGCGATGTTCGAGACGCCGTGATTCTCGATCCGGAGGACGACGGCCGCGAAGTCCTGGGCGGCCCCCGTGAGCGTCGCCGTGTCGCTGCCCGCCGCGATCTTCGCCCACGCGCCGTGCGAGATCACATTCGACGTGAACTGGGTATGAAAGAGCTGCGTCCAGCCCGAGATCGCCATATTCGTCCCGCCGGTCCCATCGTTGACGGCGATCGCGATGAGGAGCTCGCCGGCGACGATCCCGGCAGGCATGTTGAGCGAGCTCGAGAGCGTCGTCCCGTTCGTGTTCGCGGACGCCATGACGCGCGGGAAGGTGAGATCCGGGAGATCTGCGATCTGGGTCACCGTCCCGACCGCCGAGAGGTCATTACTCCCGCCGCTGTCGTCGTTCAGGTCGGCGTCGAGCGGGCATTCGTAGAAATTACCGAGTCCGGAAATCGCCTCGTCGAGGCTCGACCATTGGTCGTCGTAATCGACGAGCGCCTGGACGTCGGTATCGCCGATGAGCATCCGATAGGCCCCGTTGACCGTGTTCGGCGTGCCGATCCCCCAATAGTCGAACGCGCTCGTAAACTCCGTATTCCCGGTCAGCGTCGCGAATTGGACCCCGTCGCAGTACACCCACTGCGTTTGCGTGCCGACGCCCGTGTCGCAGACGTACAGGATCCGATGCCAGCTCGCCGCCGTGCCGACGCCGAGGGTCGAGATGATGTTCGAATTGAATTGCGTCAGCCGGATCCGGCCCGTGTCCGTGAGCTGAATCGAAAAGTGCGGCGAGAAGTCCGCCTCGCCGCACGTATAGATCCCAGGGAAGGCACTCGCGCCCGCGTTGCCGTCCTTCCGGAACCAAAAGGCGACGCTGCCCTCGCGGCCGACGACGTCTGTATCCCGCTTGAAATAGTCCGTACTGTCGCCGCCGGCGCCGGAGCCGCTCCCAGGTTTGTAGGACATCGGGTTACCGTGGCTGCGTCGCCCAGGCGAGCGCGAGCGCGAGCGTCCAGTCCGCGAGCTCGGGGCCCTCGACGACGCCCGGCGGGAGCGGCCCGCGCGCCGCGGCCCGCGCGAGCCGCGCCGGCTCCTGCTGCCGGACGCGCGCGGCCCAGCCCGTCACGAACGCCTCGAAGGCCGGGTCGGGCGTCGTGACGCGCTGCGCGAGGAAGTCATCGAGAGAGACCGCGGCCACCGTTACCCGCCCGCGCTGACGGTGATCTCGTACGTCGCCTGCAGTGAGTCGGCGCCGGCGGCGAGGTTGACGGCCGAGAAGACGGAGCGATCGAGCAGCGTCCCGCCGCCGGTCCCCGCCTGGCTCAGGACGCCGTGCTCGGTAATCGCCCGCGTGCCCCCGCTGTCCGGGGAGTACGTCGCGACGGTACGGAAGATGTTCGCGCTCGCGCCCTCGGCGAGGGACCCGGTCGGCCGCGTGTTGTCGCTCGCGTACTGCGTCGTCTCCTCCGTCTGCAGGGCCGTGTCCCCGGTCGCCTCGGCGTTCGTTCCGGTCCCGAACCCGTGATACCTGAGGTTCTCGAGCTCCGTCGAGCCCTGGAAGGCGTCCACGATGAAGTTGACGCCGGCCGTCGTCACGAGGCGCGTACTCACGAGCCCGTAGTCCACGACGAGCCCGGTCCGGCGGTCGATCTTCCGCAGATAGAGCCGGCTCTCGAGGATCGGCACGCCGAGGAGCAGGTTCGCGAGGCGCCCGGCCCAGAGCCGCGGCAGGTCGCGCAGCCGGTACCGGAGGAAATTCGTGAGCCGCCAGGCGACCGGCGCGGGCCGGACCCGCGGAAAGACCGTCAGCCCGAGCGACCCGGAGATGGAGAGCTGGCTCTGTGTCTGCATTGTCGATGACTCCCGGCGAGTGAGAAGAGGGACCTTACAAGTCCCGGTTGGTTGGTTTCTCCACGTAGAGCGCCGCGATCGTCGTGCCGATCGCGACGAACGCGCCGCCGATGAAACGAGGGTTCAGCACCTCGTCCCAGGAGTGCAGGGCGCCCATCATCGTCCCGATCGCCGTGAGGACCCCGGTCAGCACGAGTGCTAGTTTCATGGTTTAGACCCTCCCTATAACGAGCCGCCCCACGTCGCCGAAGTCCTGCTCGAGATGGAGCTCCGCGGGCCGGACCTGGCGACACTCGCGCCAGCGCGGGCCGTAGAGCAGGCAGACGAACCGGCCCGACCCGTCGGCGTGCTCGATCGCGTGGTCGGCGCGCGTGTCGTCCGTGCCGGGGACCGCGAAGACCCGGAGCGACCCGTCGCGGGCGCCGCCGTGTACCAGCTTCGACCAGCGCATGACGTCCGCCGGCAGGAGCGCGACGGCGCGCGGGACTTCCCAGAACCCCGGCATCCCCGCGAAGGATTCGCTCTCGTTCGAGATGATGCCGGGCCCGCAGAAGTAGCAATAGGCCTGCCGCGAGATGATGGCGGCGAGCGCCATCAGCGCGAGCGTCTCGGGCGTGTCCTCGCGCCCGACCGAGACCCGCGAGCCCGGCCCGCAGGGCTCGCTCTGCACGCCGAGGCGGACCGGCGCGGACTCGTATCCGGTGTTGTAGATGTGGCGGACCTTGTCGTCGTCGTCGCCGGCGCGCCACGAGTGCACGTCGTAACAGTCGGCCGGCGGCGCCGTGTAGGCGTCGAGGTCGTCGCGCTCCTCGCTCACCGGAGAGCCGAGGGTATAGACGACGTCCGGCCAGCGGCCCGCGAACGGCTTGAGCCAGTCCACGAGTTGCTCGGGGCTCGCGCCGCCGTTGTTCTCGGGCTCGTTGGCGGCGTCGAGCGTCCCGATGATCTCGCGGTCGAGCGTGTCGAGGAGCACGCGGCGGACCGCCTCGCGGCCGGGCGTGTCGAGCAGCCAGAGGTCGCCCTGACTGACCATCCATTTCAGCCCCCGCGCGCGCAGCGCCTCTTGGTACCAGCGCACGCCGGCGACGTAGGCATCACCCTGCCACGGGCCCACGTCCCGCCCGCGCCAGAAGGCGCCGAGGAGACAGGTCCACGTTCGCGGGCCGTGATAGCCGGCCCGGACGAAGAGGTCGAGGATCGCCTCGACCTCGGCGAGCTCGCCGCGGACGACCCGCGAGAGCAGGTCGCCGGCGTGCACGAAGAGCGGGTTCAGCGACCGGCTCATACGGGCGTCCCCTCGTCGAGGAACCCGCGCTCGTCTACCGTGAGCCGTCCGACGATCGGCGAGGGATGCGCGCCCGGCGACTCGCCGGGATGCTTCGACTTCCACTCCTCGGACTGTCGGATGCGCGCCTTGCAGGACTCGACCGTCGCGCCGGCCATGAGGTCATATCCCCATGACGCCATCGCTTCGACGTCGGCGGGGACGGGGTCGGCCGTGTCGATGACCATCCCGCCCGGACGCTGCAGGCCCTCGGGCGCGGCGTAGTACGCGTTGAGCTCTTTGAACTCGGCGAAGAATTGCTCGCGACTCTTGAACATCGGCGGAGGCTCCGGAGGATCGGGCGGCTCGGAGGGCTCCGGCCGCGGACATTCGATGTAGGGGGCGGCCGGCGCGTGCGGGTCTTTCCAGCCGTTGATCTGACGCAGGCGGACGTCCGGCTCGCCGGGCGCCGGCGTGAACCACTCCTCGAACCGGATCGAGCCGTCGGCCGCGTTGTAATGGAACTCGTACTTCTTCGCCCGGCCGTAGTCGCTCGGGAATCGCGGATCAAACTTCACGCAGACGCCCCCGTGCACGAGGGCGTAGAGCGTGATCGTGTGCTGCCACGGGACGCGCCGGCCGCTCGGGTACTCGACGCGCTCCCCGACGACGGAGAAGGACTCGCCGGAGACGAACGAGAGCTTCGCCCAGCGACACGCCTCGAACGGCTCGAGGTACCAGCCCGTATCGCCGACCTCGCGCGAGCGATCGAAGATGTTGAAGACATCCTGGCGTCCGAGGACCTGGCGCCATTCCTGCTCGTTGACGTTCTTATGAAGGCAGATCGTCAGGTCGTCCGGCGTCGAGTCCGGCTTCAGCGAGGGATGATGGCCGAAGAGCGCGACGGAGCAGTCCTCCACGACCGTCCCGTCCGGGGCGATCGCGAATCGATCGACGGGCGGGTCCGGCGGCCTCGGCGCGACGAAGTCCGCGTCCTCGAGCAGTGCGAGGCGGACCCCGGGCCCGCCGTAGGTCACGACGGCATGGCGGCGCTCGGCCCCGCGGTAGGCGATCTGCGGCGTGAAGCTCGGGAGCCCCACCCACAGCAGGCACTCGCGGCCATCGGCCGAGAGCCGCGCGATGTTCCGGTCGGGCCCCGCGTCGGCGTTCTCGCCCACGACGCAGCCGCCGGCCTCGCTCCAGCGCGCCATGCCGGGTTGGTCGCCGAGCGTGTCCGCCACGAAGATCGGCACGCCGGCTAGGTCCACCCAGGCGAGCCCATCGGGGAGCCCGTGCCCGTAGCCGCTCGACGTGTTGAGGATGAGGCTTACGACCGTCACGAAGTAGCCGCGGCCGCTCTGATAGGCAAACCAGCCGTTCCCGAAGGCGAGCGGGTTATTGCCGTCCACCGTGCCGAAATGGTCGAGGACCTCGCCGGTCGTCAGGTTATGCAGCACGCCGGCGCCGTCGGGGTTCCGGCGATAGGCGAGCCACGTCGCGCCCTGGACGACATCGACGACCGGGAAGGCGTTATCGCCGTTTCGATTCGGGATGCGGACGTCGCCGACGCGCCGCGCGCCGTCGGGGGCGAGCTGCACGAGCACGATCGCGCCGTCGGCTTCATCCTGGTAGACGACGATCCAGCCGAGCGGGTCGGCGGCGATGTCGGCGAGTTTGCCCGTGGGCGGGCCGATGACTAGCTCTCGCACCCGGCCGCCTTGAGGATGCGCTCCGCTTTCGCGGCGATGATGGGCGCCTTGACCGCCGCGGGGTCGGTGACGGCCCGCGCGATGTTTCGGATGCAGCGCCACTCCGACACGGTCAGGCGGCCGACGATCAGGCGGCCGACGATCTCTTTCTCGCTCATGGCTGTACTCCATCCGGCCCCGCGACCGTGCCGCAGACGCGCAGCGGGTTGGCGAAGTCGAACACGGGCTCCATCTGGTTGACGAAGTTGAGGAACAGCGGCCCCGCCGTCCACGCCGACGCGGCCAGCTCCCGCGATTGCGCCTCCTGCGGGAGCGCCGCCTGCGCCGCGGCCAGCGTGTCGTACTCCACATCTGGGCCCTGATTGGCGTCTGTGGGCGTCACCGAGATCAGGTCGCCGTCTCCGGCTGAGCGTGGGATGTAGACGTTACAGTCGGCGGTAACGCTCGCGATCGTCTTGTCGTCGTAGCTGACCGTGCTCAGGATGTTGTACCGGAACCTCCACGGCGCGGGCACGGTACCGCCGTAGCCGTTGTTGTTCACCCAGAACAGGACGGCGTTATGAAACACGTTGTGCTCGATCGTGATGTCCCCGTAGGGCTCGCGCGCCATGTATAGTGAGTCCTGGGCGTTGAGCAGAATGTTCCCCCTCACGACGGCCCCGGTGCCGTCGAGCAGCATCGCGTGATTCGGCAGGCCCCAGACCGACGAGCCCTCCAGCGTGTTCGCCGCATGAAGATAGATGCCGTTCCAGCTCCGATGGATTCTCGCCCGCCGCACCACCTGCCCAACGGAGATGGTGCTGTCGTCGCGGCCGATGATCAGGGCCTGCCCGGAGGCGGCGGCGTGCCAGCACTCGCCCACCCCAAATGCGGGGTTGACGTCATACGCGCATTCCGACTCAGTCGGCGGTCCCTGCTTGATGACGTGGCTGATGTCGAGATCCTCCGCGAGCGTGTTCGTGCCTTCGAGCCACACCTGCGCGGCGACGGCAACGAGGTTGCGGATGACCGTGCCGTGGGCGCTGGGCTTGACCCAGAGGCCCGTGCCGCTCGTCTTGTGGATGCGTAGCCCGTCGATCTCCCAATAGTCGCCCGTGATGTGCCACGCGCCGCCGTTGGCATACCCGACGTGCAGGTCATCGCCGTCGGTCGGCGGCCCGTCGTGGTACATGTGGACGTAGATCCGGTTGGCGACATGGCTCGCCAGCCACGTCCCCGACTGCGCGTCCACGAGCGCCAGCGAGCCCGCCAGCTTGTACGGCGGGGGCTCGAGCAGCCAGAACGGCCGCCCGCGGCTGTCGGCGGGTGTGTAGGGCGCCTTGCGGTCGTCCACGAAGATGGGCTGCCAGGTGGTGGGCGTGCGCTGGATGAGCGTCCCGGCCGCGAATCCGCCCGGCGAGCCGCCCGCCGCCTCGTCCCACACCGTCTCGTAGATGTAGGTGTAGCCGGCCGTCTTCGTCCAGACGCTCGGCTTGATGCGACCCCCGCTGAACAGCGCGCCAGGATCGACCGTGACGCGAATCGGCTGCGTGGCCGTGCCGTTCCGGGCCATGTCCAGCGCCCCGCCGTTGCTGTAGTAGCCGTCCGCGATGTGAACATGCGAACCTGGCGGGAGCTGCGCGGCGGTGAGCTGCGTGAGCCACCACGAGTTACACGGATTGCTCTGCGGGCAGGCGCCCGTGCTCACGCCGGTCGGGGTGATGAAGTGGGTATAGACCGGCTGCGCTGGGAGCAGCGCGCCGAAGGTCAGCACGAGACAGAGCCCCGCGAGCGCCTGGCGCACCCGGTTGAGGTGCCGATGTCCCTCTTGGAGCTCGAGCTCGAGGGAGCATCTGATCCGATCGTGCTCGGGGTCGCTCGCCCCACAGGTCGGACAGCGCAACGGGGGTTCCGTCTCGCCGCGGGCGTCGAAGGCCGGTGTCTTATCCATCGTCGTCCTCCGGTCGTCGAGCCGGCCGCAGCCACGCCTCGACGAGATACCGCGTCCACCAGTACGCATCGTCCGGCGGGATGGCGCCGGTCGAGATCCAGAGCGTCAGCCGCCAGGCGATCTCGTCGTTCTCCGCTTCGTCCCACGGGAAGAGGGCCGGTCGCTCCGGCGAGGGCTCGGGGTCCACCGTCGCCGCCCTCCCCGCCCCGCTCACCAGCCCTCGCAGACGTACACCCGGACCCGCAGCCCGATCTCCGTGATGAGCGTCACGGGACGGCTTGGACTGCCGTCGGAGCAGCCGGGGGACCGGGACGCCCGAAAGGGCCCGACGCTCCCGACCACGCGCTCACGCCGCCGGTATTCCGCGCGCGGACCTTGACCTCGAGCACCGTTGCAATCGGATAGGACGGCAGCGCCGTAAACGGGAGCTCGAGGGTCGTCCCCGCGACCGTCGGGACCGTGCGCGCGATGCTCGCCGAGGCCTGGACGGGCGCGCTCGCCCCGGGGGCGAAGAACCCGACCTCGTACTCTGCCGCCTGCGAGAGCGGCGAGGCGTGATCGCTCTGCTCCCAGCGGACGGCCCGCGGATTGACGACGATCGTCTGCGCCCATGCGTCAGCCGCGACGCCGACGAGGAGGCACAGGGACAGCAGCAGCCGAGAGCAAATGTTCCGCATAACGTCGTTCCTCATCGCTCTGAAGCGCCCGCAATTGTTCCCGGTCGATGAGCCACGCGACCCGCCGCTCGAGGTCCTCGAGGCTCTGCGCCTCGGCGAGCGGGCCCGCCTGGCGCTCGAGTCGTGTCACCACGCCGCGGAGCGCGTCGAGGCATCGCTGCACCTCGCCGAGCGCCGCGGCCCGCGTCATCCCGACAGCCCTCCGAAGAGACGCCGCACGCCGAGCACGCGGGCGACCGGGAAGGCGTCGATCGTGACGGCGTTCCCTTGGTTCCCGCCGAGGACACGGAGGCTCGCGCTATGGTCCTGCCCGGCGAAGAACCCCACATGCCCCGGCGCGTCGAGGACCTCCGGCCCTGGTTGCCGGCCGGTCCCGCGCTGTAGGATGACGACGTCCCATCCCGGCCGCGCCGCCTCGAGCGGGATCGCGCGCCCGACCGCGAGCCACGAGCGCGCCGCGAGCGACCGCGACCGCGGCAGCCGCAGCAGCCACGCGATCTGATTCACGAACGCCGAGCACCAGGGCGTCTCGTCGTCCTCGACCCAGGCCGCGTCGAGCCGGAGCATCGCGAGGATGGCGGGGTTCGAGGCGGTCCCATCGGCCTCTTGCAGCCCGAGGAACCGTTCGGCCAGGTCGTACGCGGTGATCGTCATCGTCACGGCTGCCGCTCCCGCTGCCGCTGCTCGCGCTGCTCGACCCGAAGAACGATCTCGGTGAGGACGCGGACCTCGGTCTTCAGTTGCTGGATCTGCTCGGCCTGCTGCAGGAGGGCGCGCTCGACGCGCGCGACCGTCTCCGCCTGGCCCTTCGTGCTGTCTTCGACCGTGACGGCCCGGTGATAGAGCTGGGCGGACAGGAGCCATGCCGCCGCGATCCAGCCGAGGAGCGCGGTCCACGGCAGGCGCCGCAGTGTGCGCGCCGCGGCGGTCTCGAGCGGGTCGGGCGGTCGTTGCTCCGGCGTCAGGTCGAGTGAGGTCATGACGAGCCCCCTCCGGCGGGGACCGCCCGCACGATGAGCACGGGCTCCCGATGACGCATCTCGAACACACCCTTCGGTGAGAACCCGTACCGCTGCGCGAGCTCGACGAGCTGCGCATCGACCTCGGCCTGGGCCGCCCGCGCCCGGAGCGTCGCCGCGATCGCCGCCTGCTCGAGCGGCCGCGCGCGGTCCGCGGCGGCCTTCAGCGCGACGTGCTCGGCCTCCGCGAGGTCGATCCGGCGGTCCCCGGGATGGAGGACGATCGGCGCGGCGACGGGCTCGTCGGCCTTCCGGGCCTGCTTCAGTCGTGCGGCGCGTCCCATGGACTCCCTCATTACGTCTGCGTGCCGATGACCGTCCCAGACGTATCGCTGACGGTCGAGTTGTTCTCGGTGGGCGGCGCCGTGCCGATGCGCAGGTCGCCCGTGTCATCGACCCACAGATAGCGGTCGCCGCTGGAGCGCATCGATAGACGAATCCACGAGGCGGCCCCGCCTCCTGACGTGTTCTTCCCGATGATGAGACCCGCCCCGGCGACGCTGCCCGTCCCGAAGGCCGCACCCATCACAGAGACATTCGGTCCAGCCGACGCGCTGCGGGGCTGGAGGACGATCTCGGTATTCCCGCCGAGCGCGATGTTGATCTGGTCCGTCGTCGCGCGAAAGAGTCCCGTGTCGGGGTCGCTCTGAAAGCAGATCCCCGGCGCGCCCGGCGTGCCCCCGTCGGCGACTTGCAATTGATGGTTGAGGATCAGCGTGCCGGCCGCGGTAAAAAACCCCCGCGACGTCGTCCCGCCGGTATAGAACGAGATCGCGCCCGAGGCATGCGTCGCGCCGATGTGCAGCCCGCCGGAACCAATGCTCTTGAACGAGACGCCCGACTGGAAATCCATCCCGGCGCTCGTGAAACTCGAGGACAGCGCGAGGACTTGCGCGAGATCGTCCGTGTTCGATCCGACGGACAATTTGCCGTAATTCCCCGTGCCCGCCGTCGTGTTGCGGATCTTCAGGGTGTGGGCGCCCGTCCCGCCGCCGGAGAAGTTATGCGTCCCGAACCCCTCGGCCGCGACCAGCCCGCCGAACGTCAGCGTCGTATACGACCCGGCGCCCGAGAAGAGCTGGTCGATCGCTGCATAGATGTCCTGCAGGCGCGCGTTGTTGATGATGGTCCCGTCGTTGTTCGGCGACGACACGGTCCCCGTGTCGTTCGTCCAGGTCGTTCGGGTAATCGTCGAGGCGGCCATGAGAGGTCAGCGGAGCTGCGACAAGAGATCGACGAGCGAGCGCCGATGCACCTGCATCGACACAGCGCGATTGAACTCGACGGCCCCGGCGCCGGTGACGAACGGGGCGGAGAGCGTAAACGTGACCTGCTGGATCCGGAAGGTCGCGACGACCGTCTCCGGCGAGCTCGAGAAGTTGACGGAGACGCTCTTTCCGGGCAGGGTGTGCAGCGCTTGCCCGTTCCGCGACTGCTCGATCGCGTACGAGAGGCTCTTCTCGCTCTGACTGTAGAAGGTCAGCTCGGCGGAGGCGCGCGCCGTCGCCTCGGAGAGCGAGAGGCGCCGGTCCACGACGTAATGCGTCGCGATCCCGCTGTGGCCCGCGTGCGTGGTCGCCAGGGCGGCCGCGAGCGCGGTCTGCCCGCCCCCGCTGTCGGCCGTCACCAGGAGATCGACATCGACGCCGGCCGCGACGTCATGCGCGAGCCCTGAGCAGCCCGTGAGGGCCCCGGGACCGCTCGCCGCCGACACGCCGGTATACGTGACCTCGCTCTGCTCGATGAGGCACGTCCCGCCGGCCTGGTTGTACCAGCCGCACTCGGTGACGGCGATCGTCGCCGCGCCGCCGCCCGTGTCCGCGGCCGTCTGCCCCCCGCCGCCTTGCACGCGGACCCGCGTCCGGATCGGCGACCCGTCCTCGCGGTACCGGAAATCGGACAGCCCGAGCGAGGCGTCGGTCGCGGTGAGCGCGTTCCCGTCGGTCCGGTCGAGGAAGAGATGTACATAGCGGTCGTAATCGATGAGCCGATAGCCCCCGATCGCCGCCGCGATGCGATCGAGCGCGCCCGTGAAGGTCTCCGCCGTGAACTGGATCGTCAGATTGCCGAGCGTCGAGGGAATGTTCCCGGGCTTGAACCCGCCCTCGGTATGGTCAGCGATCAGCGTCGCGACGATCGAATTGACGCCGCGATTGTCGAACCGGCGCGTAATGGGCCCTTTGAGGTTGGCGAGCCACCCGCCGTAGTCGGTCGCCGTCGCGTTGAAATTGACGCCGCCGATCCCCTCGAACCCGAGCCACGACCGCTCGACGGGGAGGATGTTCCCAGCAAAGAGCAGGTTCCCGATGTGGCCGTACCCGATTTTGATGTCGGCGAAGGACGGCGGCGCCGAGGCCTGGCCGTCGAGCGTGAAATCGCAGGCGTTCGGCTCACTCCCGAGCGACTCCGTAATCGTGAGCGAATCGAACGCCGGCGGTCGGCTCGTGCCGTTCACCTGAACGACGAGCGAATGCGCGAAGAGCCCCGCGAGGACCGCGTTGCTATGGCAGACGTTCGACCGCGCCTGGGAGTACGCCATCGGTCGCCCTACGCCGCCGTCACGACGCTGAACCGCTTCTTCTCGCGGAGTTGCATCATGACCGCCTCGCCCACCGTGTTCGCGAGCCGCCGCATGTCGGCCGGCGTCTGGAAGTAGGCGCCCGCCGCGTTAATGTTGATCTGCACGCCGCCGCCGACCTGCGCGCCGCCGAGTTGCTGCGCCTCCTTCAGAACCCGCGCCATGAAATCGACCGGGCCGCCGAGCTCAGGCTCGCCGCCCTCGCCGAAGAGGACCGGCCGCGGGCCGCGGGCGTAGATCCCGCGCGCGGCGCCGGGCAGGCCGGAGCCCGGGAAATCGTTCGGATAGTCGAAGTTGACGGGGACGGTGACCTGCGTATCGCGGAAGGCGTCCTCGACGCCCTGCGCGCCCTGGCGGGCCGCGCCGGGGATCCCGCGGCCGAGCGTGTCGATCATCTCGTCGAGCTTGTCGATGAGGCGGTCGAATTGCGCCTCCATCGGCTGCGCAAATTGCACCTTCGACAGGTCTTCGATCTTGTTGCCGTGCTCGTCGAGCAGGTTCCCGGAGCGCGCGAGCTCCTCGACGAGCGGCCGCATGTTCGCCGGGATCGCGGTCCCGAAGGCGATCGACTGCTGGACGAGGTCGGAGATCTCCTCGCGCATCCCGAAGAGCACGCCGCCGACGTCGGCCCCGGACTTTCGGAGCATCTCGAAGTCCCGGAAGATCTGATGCGCGGCGTCCGAGAGGCGCGAGGAATGGAACTTGTCGCCCAGTGAACCGAGGTCGATCCCGTACTTCTGGGCGGCCTCCTGCATGGCGGCGAAGTCCACCGTCACGTCCTCGCTCATTCCAAGGATCGCGCGCTGCGCGGACTCCGTCAGCAGGCCGAGGTCCGCCATCTGCCGGAGGAACGGCGCGAGCGCCGCGGGGATCTCCTCGCCGGCGGCGGCCGCGGCGACCACGACCTCATTAAAGGCCGGCGCCATCTTCTGAATCGTCGTCGTATGCTCGAGGCCCGCGCTGGTCAGCGTCTTGTAATCCTCGAGGAGCTGGGTCGTCGCCGCCGCAATCGGGCCGAGCGGCTCCTTCCCCTCGAGCTCTTCGAGGGAGACGCCGTAGCGCTTCGCCGCGCTGTCGAGCGCGCCGAACTGGGTCTCGAACCGCTCGAGCATCCGGTTGAATTCCTCAACCCCCTTGACGTCCTTCAGCGCGAAGAGCCGCTCGATGTCCACGTTCACCAGGGCGGCGGAGCGGCGGAGCTTCTCCATCCCGCCGAACGTCTCGACGAGACGCTCGCGGATCTCGTCCATCTCCTTGGTCGCTTCCTTGTTGGCCTTGCGTGCGCCCAGCCAACCGAAGAGCGCCCCGACGCCGGCGCCGATGCCCATCCCGACCGGGCCCGCAATGGAGCCCACGGCAGCGCCCGTCCCCGCCCCAGCCGCAACACCGGCCGCCGTGTTGCCCGTCGCCCGGCCGGTGTACCAGCCGGCCAACCCACCAGCCGCCGCGCCGCCCGCGATGCCGAGCGTCGTCGCGTTGATCGGGATGCCCCCGAACCCGCCCCCTCCGGTCCCGCCGCCTCCGCCGCCGGTCGGGATGTTCCATTGGCTGAACCCCGCGGCGACCTGGCTGACCAGCCGCGAGATCGAGTCGATCAGCGCGAGGATGTCCTGAAACTTTTGGAGGACGAGATCAAGGGCCGGCACGCCGACCCCGGTCAGGTTGGTAAAGGCATGGTTCACGTTGCCGAGCGCCTGCGCCCACTCGACCGTGACGTCGCGCTGCTCGGTGGGCGGCGACGGTTTCTCGAGCGAGACGAGCTGACCGCTGAACTTCAGAATGTCTTCGAGGCCTTTCTGCGTCGGCTTGATTCCATGGACGTACCACTGCTCGTGATTGACTTGGACCTGGGGGATGACCTTCAGGAGCCGTTCTATCTCGACGACCGTCTGCCCCGCGGCCTTGTTCCAGTCCATCGTCTTGAGCCAGATCTCCGTCCAGATCGGCGGGATCTTCCGGCCGTCGAGGACGGCGACCGTCAGGGCCGCGTCGATCGCCTTGTGCAGTTCCTCCGTTTTTTCCGTCGTCAGCTTCGAGAGGTTGTCGGTATCGCCGAGCAGGCGGACGTATTCGTGCGCTTTCGCGAGGAGGTCCCGGCCGAAGAGGGCGTCCTGCGCCTTCTTGAATTCCTCGGCTTTCTTCGTCGCGTCCTCGTGCGCCTTCACGACCTCGCGCGCGTAGCGGCTCGCTTCCTGGGTCGTCCGGTTGTAGTTGTCGCGCGCGCTCGCGACCTGCGCGTTAAGGGCCTTCGTCTGGGCCGTCAGGTTCTCCGTCGCCGGCCCGGCGACCTTCGGCCAGCGCTCCGCGGCGGCCTCGAGCTCCTGCATGTCGCGCTGAACCTTCTTCAGCGCGGCGCCGGCCTGCGGGCCGGCCAGCATGTTGACGAGCGCGACGCTGACGCTCCGGAAGGTTTCGCCGAGCGACGAGAAATCCTTCTTCGTGTCGAGGACGAACTTCGCGCCGCTCACCTTTGCCGAGGAGAGGGTCGAGTCCCAGAGGTCGCCGAACTCGTCGAGCGCGGCGACGTCCTCCGCGCTCAGGACGAGCCCGAGCTTGTGGGCCTCCTCGCGGAGCTCGGCGAGGCCGCCCTTAATCAGCGGGAGCATCTCCGCGCCGGACCGCCCGAAGAGCTCCATGGCGAGCTGGGACTGCCGCATCGGATCGGGGACGCGCGCGATCGCGTCGGCAATCGCGGTAAAGGCGTCCTCCGGCGCCATGGCTTGTAGTTCTTCGAGGCGGAGGTTCAAGGACCCGAGGGCCTCGACCGTGCCGCTACCGCCCTCGACAAGCTTCTTCGAGAGCTGCGTCACGCCGGCCGTGACGGTCCCGATCGAGGCCCCCGTCTGCTCGGCCGCGAACTTGAGCTCCTGTACGGCGGTCGTGCTGAGGCCCGTCTTCGCGGAGAGATCGGAGATCTGCCCGCCGAGCGCGAGGATCTCCTTCGCAAATCCGGTGACGGCCTGGAGGGTGAACGCGCCGGCGACCGCGGTCCCGACGGTTGCGAGCACGTTCTTGAGGGAGAAGGTCTCGGCGATCGTGCCTTTGAGGGTCTGCCCGAACTTCGCGAACTCCGACGACATCGAGGCCGTGTTCGTGCTTGTGGCCGCGGCCTGCGTCTCGATCTTCTTCAGCTCGCCGGCGATCTGCTCGAACGCCTTCTCGGTGAGCTGCTGGACGCGTACGACGATGTCAAGGTTTTGGTCCGGCACGGCGCTCAGCGGCGCGCTGAATCAGCGCGTTATGCGCGGCGGCCATCTCCGCCAGCGCTTCGAGGAGGTACGCTTCCTGCTCCCCGACGCTGCCCGGGCCCGGCAGCCGGACGAGGCGCATCGTCGCCCCGGCCATGCCCACAACCTGGAGCTCATAACACCAGGCGAACCATTCACGGACCCGCTCGACCTCCGGCGTATACGCCAGGACTGGGCAGGTCTTCGTTACGAGATCGACATCGACCCAGACGGGACGCTTCCGTTCAACGCCGTCGCAGCCTCGCTTTCGGCAGAGGTCGAGGGCGCGGCATTTTCGACAGTCGCGTCCGGTTCGTCCCCACTCGGTACGGCTGCCCCGTTGGCGCGCGAGGAACGCATCAAAACGTACGGCGACGGCAATTTTTTTTTGAGATCGTCGGCGAGCTCGTTCGCGACGAACACGCCGACCACGACCGCGCCGAGGAGCTCCTCGTCGTCCTGCCCGACCTCGAAGAGGTCCGCGCCCTCGAGGACGGCGTCGCCCGCCTCATCGACGAGCCCGCCCGGGCAGATCCGGACGTACTGCGCGAAGGTCCGCTGGACGAAGGCGAGGCTCTCGCGATTCAGCTCGAGCGCCCGTTCGCGGTCCTTCTGCCGCGCGTCGGCGGACTCGAGGAGGCGGCGCGTCCAGACCTCGCCGTCGCTCATCTGTTCCTCGCCGGGCTGTCGGACGGGGACGCCCCGCTGCGACGCCCGTTGATACGCTTGGAAGTCCACGCGGAACTCGACCTTCTCCGCGATCGTCAGCCGCTTGAACTGCACGCGGAGCGGCTGCCGCTGGAACGGGACCTCGGTCGCCTCGAACCAGGCGCCGCGCGCGCGCGTGACGGTGATCGACATCAGGCCTCGAAGACGAAGATCTCGTCGTTCCCGCTGGTCTCGTACGCCGTCCCGGTCGCCGTGATGATGAGCGGCCCGTCGCCGCTGTCCGGCACGTCCGGGATCTCCCATTCGACCTTCGGGCAGACGACGCCGACCATTGACCCGTTGACGTTGTTCGTGACGTGCCGGAGGACGTGTCGCGTGATCGCCTCGGCCGCGTCCTGAATGCGGGCGTCCTCGAAATAGAAGGTTGCCTCGACCCGGCACTCCCGGAACGTGTTCCGATAGCGCCCGGTTGCGTACTCCGTCCCGATCTCGAGGTTCCGCAATCCTTGATTGTTGTTGAGCATGACCTTGAGGTTGGTCATGAGGAAGGCGTTCGCGTCGAGGTACTCGTTGCCGTTGAACGAGGCGACGGGCTCCCCGGCGAGCGTCTGCGAGCCCGGGACGGACGCGCCGGTCCGGCGATACCGCGCCGCCGGCCCGGAGAATGTCGCGACGACCTCCTCCGAGCCCGGGAAGTTGAGCGTCAGCTCGTTGACGACCGCCCCTTGGACGACTTCCTGCTTCGTGCCGGCCGTGTACGCCTTCAGGATCGCGAGCGAGTCCGGGAGGGCCGTCGTGAGCTTGTAGTTATTGCCGGAGACGACCGCCGCGCTCACGGCCGGCGCGATGCTCAGGGCGTCCCAGGTGACGACCGCGCCGGCCACGGTCTTGAGGCGCGTCGCCTCGCGGTGACCCGCTGGCATGGTGACGACGACGCAATCCCCGACCGCCAGGCCGGCGCCGGAGGTCAGCGTCGCGCCCGTCGTGGTCGGACCGGACGCGATCGTCGTCGAGAGCGCCGGCGAGGTCTGCGTCCCAAACGTCGCCTTGAGGAGCATCCCGATATCGGACGGCGTCCCCAGGACCCCGGACGGCTGCCAGGCGGCCTCGCAGGTCCACTCGGCCGTCTTTCGCCGCGGGAGGCTGACGGCCCGGCCCGGCGTGCCCCGCTTCTCGGGCGACGGGACCCGGTTATGCTTCCCGCGGACCGCGAGCCGACGATGGAGGAACGCATCGGCCGCCACGATCGAGCTGACGTACGTGTTATCGGAATACGTGCTCTCCGCGCGGGCGAAGGCCTGCTCTAGAAGTCCGGTTTCGATCGCCATGGCTCAATGCTCCTCGCGGCCCACGGTGGGCCGTGTTGTCAGTCCGTCTCCGAGGCGGTCTCCGGTGTGCGGCTGCGTCGCCCGGCGCGCTCGACGGCCGGCTCGTTCGCCGCCTCGACGCTGAACTCCGGATCGGCGGCGATCGCCGCGGCGACCGCCCGCGGGACCGCCTGCGTCTCGCCAGGGGCGAAGGTGAACTCCCCGACCCCGCCGACGCACACGCGCACGACGCCGGCGCCCTGACCCGATCGCGTGACGCGGACCTGCTCGCTCATGATTCGCCTACCCTTCGCAATAGCTGAACATCGACGGGGATGTTCAGGAGGACCACATTCATAGGTCCGACGCCGGTAAGCATCGGCTCCGGCGGCTGCACCAGCGTCAGGAACGCGACGCCGCCGCGCGTGAGGTCCGCCATGACCGCCCGCTCGATGTCCGCCTCGATCCGGCTCGCCGCGATGACCTTCCGATCCGGCCCGTCTTCGTCGCGCGCATCGACCCGGACCGTAATCAACAGCGCGACCGTCTCCCGAACGTGCCGCGCGTGGAGCCAGTCCCGCACGCCCCGCGTATCCTCGGCCACGACCAACGCCGGGACTTCGGTCTCCGGCACGCTGAGGAGGTTAATCGGCTCGGTGACCACGGACCCGGGGGCGATCCGGTAGTGGTACGCCCCCTGTCCGTTGATCCCGCGTAGCGCCTCGGCCACGGACTGAATCACCCGCAGCCGCGCCGGGTTCGTCGCCGCCATTTACAGCAGCCCGCCGCCACCCGGCCCCGCGCTCACCGGCGCCGGCGTCGCCGCGATCGTCCCGAGCGTGTCCGCGATGTCGCCGCGCAGGTCCTCGAGGATCTGCGCCTGCTGCGCCTCGAACGCCCCCTTCAGGAAGTGTTTCGGCCGGATGTTGACGGCCGGCCGGAGCGCGAAGAGCGGGACGATCGCGTCGTCGTCGCCGCGCTTCCCGAGCACGGCGCGGCCCGCGATGAACCCCGTCCGGAACCCGAACGCCTCAGGCGCCTGGAGAAACGTCCGCGCCCGGCGAATCCCGGCCTCGCGCGCCGCCTCGAGCGGGATCGTCAGGTTGGCCGCCCGCCGCGGCCGGAGCACGCGGCCGGCCTCCTGCACGCCCCCGTAGTACAGACCGGTGAACACCCGGACCGAGGCCGCCTTTCCGGGCGCGTCGAGCTCGATGCGCGACTGAATGCTCCGGCGGAGCCGGCCCGTGACCTCGCCCCGGATGCGCGCGCGCGCAGCTCGCACCAGCCGGGCGCCGATGCGCTGGAGGGTCTTCCGCACGTTGCTCGCCAGGAGCTGCGGAGCCTGTTGATAGCTGGTCGCGAGGCTGCGCGCGTTCGTCGTGACGCTGAGGCCGGCGCTCATCGGAGAGGCCGCCTCCAGGCCTTCAGCGTATTGGTAATGTGAATCGGCCAGGTCGGGCGGACGGTGAACGTGAGCCCGGCGCCGAACGTCTGCGAGCCCGCGAGGAGCGCGTTCGCTTCGGTCTCCTGGCGGAGCAGCTTCACGAGATCGACCGCGGTATGGACGACGTCCGGCGGCAGCGTCGCCGCGTCCTTCGCGCCATAGCCCGCGCTGTAGACGACCTCCACGTTTTGAAACCCGCACGGCACGACGCGATCGTGCAGATAGATCCGCCCGTTCGCGGCGTCCGTGGTCCGGTCCGCACTGTCGATCGCTTCCGGCGTCTCGCCGGGCGCGGCGGTAATCGAGAGGCTCGTCACGGTCGTAATCGGCCAGTACTTCAGTAAGAGGACTTGCTGCCCCGCTCCGTCGTGCACCTCGGTATAGGCCCGCGTCACGAACTGAACCCCGGTGTCCCGCTCGATGAGCTCCGTCGCCGCGTCGGCCAGGAGCGCGAGCTTCTCGTCGGCGTCGTTCGTCGTCACGCCCAGCCACGTCTTGAGCGTCGCTAGCGAGACGAGGGTCGTCGTTTTGGTCTCCGATGCCACGACCGCTCAGTCCTTCGCGCCGCCGCGCTGCGTGACGGCCCGCTCGCCGCCGGCGGCGACGGCGAGCTCGCCGCCGCCCTCCTCGCGAACGAGCTCGGCGCGGCCGTCCTTGACCCAGGCCTTCATCTCCGCGGAGAGCCGCTCCGCCTCGATGACCCGGCCCGGCCGGAGCGGGAACCCCGGCGTCGCCTCGATGACCTGCAGGATCCGGATCCGCATCGGCTCCCCCGTTTACGCCGTGCCCTCCGGCGGCCAGCTGTACTTCTCGGCCTGCGTCCCGGACGGCTGCGTCGTCGGGCGCGTCCGCGCGCGGTACTGCACGATCGCCACGATATCGATCGAGCTCGATGTCGCGCGTGTCACGACGTACTTGAGGAACTGCTCGCGCGGCCGCTTGATGTCCACGATGAGCGGCGTATCGGTCGCGTGATTGCCGACGAGCGTCCCCTCGAGGTCCGCGTACGACCCGCCCGACGTGTCGCACTGCGTGATCTTGAGGTTGTTGTTTACGGCGGGCGTGCCGAGTCGCACGATGAAAAGGGCGCCATCGAACCCCGCCATGTCGAGGGCGGTCCCGGTGATCGTGGACGTGCCCGCCGCCACGGCCGCCACGGTCGTAACCTTGCAGCTTTCGATCAGGAAATCCATAGTAATGCTCCCGGCGGGTCTGACGCGTGGGTTATGAGCCCGCGCGTCTGCCCTGCTGCGTCAGTGCGGCTTAGCCCTGGATGTGCGCCTTGACCGGGTCCGTCCCCGCGTCGAGGAGGTCGCCGTCGTGGCGGCTCCACGCGAGAAACGCGACCTGTCCGAGCTCGACGAACCGCTCCTCGGCGCGGACGAGCGTCACGTCGCGGACGTCGCGGATCATGTACTTCGACAGGTCGCCGAAGATGATCGAGCGGACCGCCGTCGCCGGCGCCGTCATCGACTGATTCACGACGTACCCGTAGCCGAGGAGCTGGTCCGGCACGCCGGCCACGAGCGACGGCTGCCAGAGCGGCGCGCCGGCCGTGTCGCCGGAGTACTGCGGGATGAGGATCTTCCGGACCATCTTGAGCGCGGCATCCGACAGCATGAACCGCCCGCTCACCCGATACCTCGGGTCCACGGAGTGAACCAGGTCCATCAGGAACGAGTAGGTCGTCGTCGTCGTGAGCGAGGTCGCCGTCACGCCGGCGCCGGCTGCGGTGACGATCCCGTTCGGCTTCGAGGAGGCGTCGCCCGTCGTAAAATGGTCGTTCGTGATCCGGCCGATGCGTTCGCCGAGCGCCTTCCCGATGGTCTCGGCGGCGTTAATCGTCGAGTCCTGCAGGAACTCCCACGACACGAGGACGTAGTCGCTGGAGTACTTGAAGGCCTGATAGACGACCTGCCCGAACGCGATGTCCGTGTTCGTGTGCGCCGAATTCTCACCGATGATCCGACCCTTGTTGCCGGTGTCGTTCATGGTCGGCCAGGGCAGGTCGGCGCCGCTCTCCGTCCGGATGACGGTCGCGGCCTGGCGCATCCCGCCGAAGGCTAGGAGCGAGACCTCGAGCGAGCGCATCATCTCGTCCTTGACGGTGAACCCGCCGATCGAGCCCGAGCCGACGCCGAGCGCGGCGCGGGTCTGCGGCGGCGCGATCCCGTTCGCGGCGCGCCACTCGGCGATCCCCTCTTCGCCCAGCTTGCGGAGGGGCGACCGCGGGAGCCTCAGCGTGAAGTACTTCGAGTCGAGATTGACCCCGGACCGCTCGGCGTTGCCCCGCAGCTCGGGCGACGGGCCCTGGCTGCCCCCACACCCGGCCATGAGCCACGAGCGCAGGCCGTCGAGGTTTGGGTCGATGTCCGGGCGCGTGACGCGCGTCTCGCCGCCGGCGCGGGTCTCGCCCGGCTGGTTCGGCTCCGTGCGGCGGGTCGTCTCGGCGAGGCTGGAATCGACCGCTTCCTGACGCTCCTCGCGCTCGATCCGCCTGCGCAACTTCTCGATGTCCGCGTGGATCGCCTCGAATCGGGCGTCCTCCTCGGCCGTGACGTCGCGGTTTTCCGCGCGCGCCGTCCGAAGCACTTCGTTTGCCTGCTCGGCGAGCCGCCGGCGTTCGTCGCGCAATTCCTGGAGGGTCATGGGTGTGTCCTCGGCTCGCCGGGGGATGGCGCCGAAAACACAACGGGGGCGAGGTCCACCGGCGAAATCAGATGTCCTGTTTCGCCAGCGGGCCTCGCCCCCTCTGAGGCTGGCTCGCTTGATGTCGCCGCGCGGGCGCCCGGGCTCCCCCGTCGCGCGTCGCCGGCGTCTGTCGTTGATTCAGACCCTAGCAGAGTCCGCCAGTCGCCGTCAATCGGCGTCGCCGCCAGCGGCCGGCGCCGCCGCGCCCTTCTTCGCCGGTTTCGGCCCCGCCGTCGCCTTCGCGTCGCGCTCGGCCCAGAGCCGGCGGATCTCGGCGACGAGCTCCGGGACGTCGAACTTGTTCCGGCGATTTTCGATGGTCTGCAGTGCCTCGGGGGTCATGGTCCCTCTTGTGTTTTAGAACGTGGCAACCCGCGTCCGGTGCAGCTTCTCGAGGAAGGCGACCCGCAACGCGCGCCGCTCCTCGCGATGCGCGGCGAGCGCGCGCTGCGCGACCGTGACGTCCGTCTGCGGATACGCCGGGAAGGTCACGATCGAGACCTCATCGAAGGTCATGTCGTGAACCTCCCGAATGATGTTCTCCTCATCGGAGAAGTCCCAGGCGTCCTTCAGAACCCGGAACCGGAACGACATTCCGCTCACGTCGCCCCGCTGGATGCTTTCGAGCTTGTCCGCGGCCCACGAGGGCGGGTCGATCGTCGCCTCGAGCCCGTCGCGCCGGCGCCGGAGCGTCAGCGTCCCCGCGCGCGTGCGTCCAAGGACGATCCCGGTGTCGTGGTTCCAGAGCGCCCGGACGTCGCCGTTCTCGTCGAGCGTCCGATCGACCGCGGCCGGTTTGATGATCTCACGGAACCCGCCGAGGTCCGCGGACAGGCGATTGAAGACGATCGCCGTCCCGCGGATCTTCCTGTCGGCCGAGAGATCGACCCGGACCTCGCCGGACATGCGACGCTCGAAGGCGTCAGGCTGCGCGAGTGGCATAGTCGAGCTCCGCTTGCGTGAACCGGTTCGGCACGTCCGCGACGCGCTCCTCGCGCCAGCGTCGAAGCATGCGCGCGAGCTCCGGATGGAAGTCTTCCTCCTCGAGGACGGTCGCCACGTCCTGACGGGACGCCTCGACGTGCTGCGCGGCGACCTCTTCCGCGAGCCGGAGCGGGTCAGCGTCCGACCGGATCGCCGCGAGATGGACCCGGACGGCCGGCAGGAGATGATCCCGAACCAAGGCGCCGTGCCGGGCATAGAGCGACTCCGCCGCGGCCCGGACCTTCTCCCGGCTCGCCTGGGCGGACGTGAGCCGGTCCGCCTCGCGCTCGATGGCGCGCCGCATGACGTCGAGATACAGCGCGTGTCGGGCGTGCACTTGGCTCGCCGCGGTCGTCTGCAACGCCCCGCGCGCCGCGGCGAGCGCCTGCTCGAGCTCCTGCGCGCGGGTTCGCGCCTGGTCGGCCGCCTGCGCGAGCGCCTCGCGCTGCGCGGTCGCCTGCGCGGCGGCCTCCTGGGCGGCTGCGTGGTCGGCCTCAAGGGTCGTCGCGCGGCGCTCCGCCTCGGCGAGCTGCTGCGCGAGCTCGGCGCGCTGCGCGGCCCCGCTCGCCTCCGCCTCGGCGACGAGCCGCTCGAGGGTCGCGCGGAGCGCGTCCCGTTCGCTCGAGGCGTCCGCCCATCGGCGCGTCTCGTCCTCGGCGCGGGCGCCCGCCGCGGTCGCGCGGCCCTCCGCCTCGGCGGCGCGGACCTCGCTCGCGGCCGCCTGCGCGGTCGCGGCCTCCGTCGCTTCGTGGAGCTCGGCGACGCGCGCCTGGAACCCGAAGGCGGTCTCGACCGCCATGTCCCGTTCGGCGCGCAGCCGCGCGCGCTCGTCCTCGTCGGCCGGGTCGTCAGGCTCGGGCGCCGGCTCCGCCGCGGGCGCGGGAGCCGGCGCCGTCCCTGGCACGGGGAGATCCTTCACGCGGGAGGCGTCCATCATGTTCGATGGCACGAGATAGATCTCCCCGGCGCCGCCGGGGAGCGGGTTCATGTTCTCGCGCTCGCGCACGTCATCCGGCGACAGCCAGCCCCATTGACGCCCGACCGCATAGGCCGCATACCGGCTTGCCGTGTCGCCGCGCAGCAGCGCATCGACGAGGAACTCCGCGAATTGGATCTTCCGCTCGGCCGGCGCGATGAGCTTCCGCCGGATCTCCTGCTCCCATCGGACGAGCCACGTCCGGAGACAGTCGATGTAGTACTCCAAATTTTGATGCTCAATGTTGTTGTTTGTGGACCGCTCGAGATGCTTCAACTTGTGCGGCGGCAGGTTGAACCAGCGGGCGATCTCTTCGACTTGAAACTGCCGCGTCTGCAGAAATTGCGCGTCCTGCGGCGGGACCCCGATCTTCGTATAACTCAGGCCCTCTTCTAAGAGCATGAATTTATGCGCGCGCGCGGGTCCCGCGTGCTGCTGCTCGACGGACTCCCTGATACGCTTGCGGGCGTCCGGCTGCAGCGCCTTCGGATGCGTGAGGATCCCGCCGAAGGTCGAGCCGTTCCCGAAGAACGCCGCCCCGAACCGCTCCGCCGCAATCCCGAGGCCGATCGACTCGCGCGCCTTCTGAATCACGGAGTACCCGACCGCGCCGTCGAACCCGAGCCCCGGGATATGGAGCATGTCGGCCGCCGGGATGGTGACCTCGCGGCCGCTCTTTGGATTGAAGACGCGATAGAGGAGCGCGTTCGTCCGCGGGTCCCGGTCGGGCGTGACGCGGTCGGGCGGGATCGGCCACAGAGCGACCGGCGCGTTGCCGGCGTTGCGCTGGATCTCCGCGTACGCGTTCCCCCAGGTCAGGACGTGCGCTTGCAAGGTCTCCCGGAAGATGAACGAGCTCATCTCCGGGTTTGGCTCGTCGTGCAACAGCCGGTACAGCGGATGACCGGTGAATCGTTCCTTCCCGCCTCCGTCCAATCGCTTATAGAGGATGAGCGGGAGCGAGGCGACCTGGCCGGAGATGAGGGTCACGGCCTGCCACACGGCCGCATACGTGAGGGCGGTCTCTTGAGAGACCGAGACGCCGGCCGTCACGGGCCCGCCGCCGAAATACCGGGCGAGCTCGGAGTCGCTGGAACTCCACGGGCCGCGCCAGATGGCGCGGACGGCGGCGGCCGTGACGGCGAGGCGTTTCCGGAGCGTGAGCGACGCGCCCATGGAGCCGCTCTTCAGTGTAAAGAGCGGCGAGGCCCGCGACTATGCCCGATTGTCCGCGGTCGTCTACGATTCGACGGACGGATCGCCGCGCCGGCGTGGCGCGATGTCCGACTCACGGATCCGGACCCGCTCCGTCGGCCCGACGCTGAGCGCCTCGAGCCGGCCTTCGTCGATCCAGCGGCGGACCGTCTTCGTCGTGACGGCGAGTCGCTCTGAGACTTCGGCGACCGTTAGGAGGCGATCGGATAGGGGCATAGCGTCCCTCGTGTCAGATGGCGGCGGGTTCGCGCGTTTTCGAGCCACGTTAGAAGACTTCGACCCCGCGGGTCTCATAGACCGACGGCTGCTCGCGCCGCTCGAAGGCGTCGAGCGCCAACAGGAGCGCGCTCAGGGGATCGACCTTCTCCTGACTGCGCTGCTTGTCGAGTTTCATCCGGCCCTCGCCGTCCTTCCGGACGACCGCGTTCTCCGCGGCGAAGGTGAGGATCGGGTTCTCGCCGTGATGGACGCCGTCCTCGAGCAGCAGCCGCTCGAACGTGCGGATCTGCGGGTCCTGGTAATACGCCGACTGCCCGAGCGGCAGGACATCGACGCCGGCGTCCGCGAGCTCCATCGAGATTTGCTGCGCCTGAAAGGCCTTGTCGTACGCGAGGCTCTGGACGTCGAAGACCTCGCGATCGCGGAGGACCTGCGCGCGGACCGCGCCGTAATCGGTCGCGTCGCCCGGCGTCGTCGTCAGGTAGCCCGCCTCCCGCCAGCGCTGATAGAGCGCATAGTTGCGCGGGTTCCGGTCGCGCTCGAGGACGGCCTCCGGCGCCCAGCAGCGCAGGAAGACATCGACCGCGCCGTCCGCGCACTCGGCGACCCAGATCAACGCCGTGAGGTCGGAGACCGATCCCAGGTCGAGCCCGCCCCAGACCCGCCGCCCCTTCAGGGCCGCCTCGGCGATCCGCCCGTGGACGCCGGCGTTCGCCGCCCACCGTTTCATATCGATCCAGCGCGTATGCTGCTGGACCCATTGATTGAGGTAGAGCTGACGGAAGGCGTTCTGACGCGACGGGAGCTCCTTCGCCTGCCGGTATTCGTTCTCGAGGAACTCCATCGACAGGAACGACCCGAGGGCCGGGTTCGCGCGCCGCCATTCGCGCCGGTCTTCCCAGTCGGCGTCGTCGGCCGCCCCGTAGTGCACGGAGTAGAAGGACGGGTCGGCGCTCGGGTTCGCGCGGACGCGCTGCCCGTAGGTATGGAGCTCGAAGCAGAGGCTCGTCCGGTCATACCCGGCCGTGGTAATCGCGAATGTGAGCGGCTGCGTCCGCGTGCCCTGGGCGGTCGTCAGCACGTCCCAGAGCTCGCGCGTCTTCTGGGTGTGGACCTCGTCGAAGATGACCCCGTGCGGATTGAGCCCGTGTTTCGTCAGCGCGTCCGCCGACAGCACGCGATACAGGCTCCACGTCTCCGGGTCGAAAATCACGTCCTTGTAGACCTGGAGCCGCGGCGGCGCGAGCTCGGGCGAGCTGAGTACCATGCGTTTGGCTTCCTCGAAGACGAGGCGCGCCTGGTCCTTATCCGCGGCCCCGCTGTAGACCTCCGCGCCCTGCTCCCCATCCGCGCAGAGCAGATACAACGCAATCCCCGCGGCGATCTCCGTCTTCCCGTTCTTTCGCGGCGTCTCGACGAGCGCCGTCCGGACCGCGCGCCGGCCGTCGGGGAGGAGCGACCCGAAGATCGGCCGGATGATGTCCTCGCGCTGGAACCGCTCGAGCCGAAACGGTCGACCCGCCCACTGCCCTTTCGAGTGACAGAGGAAGTACTCGAAGAACGAGACGACCTCAGCCGCCCGCTGCGCGCCCGCCCGCGAGAGCCCGGAGCTTCTCCCGGATCCCGACCGCGGCCGGCTGGACGGCTGGCGCGGTTGGCGTCGGCGTCCCCGCGGGCTGCTGTCGCTTGAGTGCATAGGCGATCTTGATTCTCGTCGCCGGCGTCGCGCATAGCTCGCAGAGCCAGCGGCGCGCGGCCTCCATCTGACTCTTCTCGCCCTCGCCGGCCGCCTGGACGCAGCGCGCCGCCAGGACGAGCGAGACCCGATCGAGCTTGTTCAACGCCTTGTGCGCGGCCCGCTCTTCGACGTACGCGTCCCAGAACCAGCGACCGAGCCCCTTCAGGTCCCGCGGCGGCCGCCCGATGTCCGCGTTCACGACCGGCGGCGGCTCGACGATCGGCGCGTGCCCAGTCCTGGTAACGTGTCGTGTCGCCGACGGCTTCCGACCCTTCATGAAACCCTCCAATTTCGGGGCGATAGGTAAACGAC